CTTTGATAGTCTATTATAATAATATATGATGACTTGAACGGATAAATAATATTATGGAATTAAACGAATACACTCACACTCTACTTGCTATAGGATGCCTGTATGGAACATATTTTTTAGGTGGTTATTTAAAATCTAAAAAGGCTATTGAAGATGTAGTTGGTATCACTTTAGAGAGTCTAAAAAAAGAAGGGTTGATACTCACCAAAGAAGATAAAAATGGTGAAGTTGACATTATCCCTATTTCTGAAATTATAGCAAAAGCAACAAGAGATGCAATCACCAAATAAAATAGTTACATTATTCTGTACACTATTGACTTCTACTGCCCTCGCAACTGAAACACCTTGCGATTACACAACCAAAACTAAGGTTGTGTATGAGGGTAGCATTGAGTCTGTTCGTGTAGTCAAGAAAGATGTACAAAAATATGTAGAAGATACTCGCAAATGTACGATGAATATAGAAGCTCGTATAAAAGGTAAGTGGTATCCATCTACAGCAAATTATATCTTTGGGCCTGATATGTCTGAAATAGACGCTTGTAGTCTAGCAGAGAATCGTGCAAAAACCAAAGTTATGAGAACTATTATACCCGAAACATTAAAAAGTGAAAATAATTTAAAATGTGACTTGACAAGTCCTAAGAAATCGTGTAAAGTAGTATTAATTGATGCAGAAGTGTCAGGTTATGGAAAACAACAGATAAGGATGTTAAGTTGTGAATGAAAAGAATGTGAAAATGGTTAGTTGTTTAGCCTTGTTAGTAATTGGTTTGTCAGGTTGTGGTAATACCATTAATGGACTTGGAAAAGATATCAGTGATGTAGGTACAAAAGTTACTGATTGGCAAAACAAACCAGCTAAAGTTGAAGTGGAAAAGAAAGTTGATTAATTTAAAATATTCTATTAATCCTATAGAAGACTATAAAAGGTTAAGTATGGGCAGAAAGTTGTATATTGAAAAACGTGCAGCTAAAAAAGGTGTTTCTCTTGAAGAATATCTTGAGGAAAAATATAATGATTAAAATTATTATTGGAATTGTAATCGGATTTATGTTATGTAATTATTACCCATCAATAGTTCCAGTTGCAAAATATAAATTTCTTGAGTCAGGTGGCCCAAGAGATTCGTTGGTAAATACATTGAAGGAGATTAAATAATGAACGCCAAACTACTCGCAACCGTATCGGTGGTTGCACTCACTCTTGGCGCCTGTGGTGTCTCTAGTCCTGTTTCAATGGTGGATACACCAGAGATTCGTTATCAAACCGCAAAGGTTGAAGCTGCTGTTTCTATTATACCGTCATGGTATAAGAAGATGCCTGAGAAGAAAGGTTCTATCTTTACAGTTGGTTCTGCTACTGCACCAGACTTACAACTTGCAGTAGACATTGCTACGTTGAATGGTAAGGTTGTTCTTGCTGATCGTATCAATGGTAAACTTAAAGCTATGACTAAATCATGGATTGCAAAGTTTGGTCAATCTGATGTTGATGCTCGTGTTATGACAGAGATTGAAAAGGTTGCAAAGAATGTAATTGCAAATGTCGATGTTGCTGGTTATAGTCCAGTTGAGATAGACGTTTCTCCAGCTGGTACTCAGTATCGTGCATTTGTTCTTTTAGAATATTCTGATAAGGAAGCATCTAAGATAATCTTCAATCGGTTACGTAAAGATCGTCTAGTATATTCTCGTTTACGTTCCACAGAAGCGTGGAAAGAACTTGATAAAGAAGTCAACACATCTGAAAAGAAAGATGAAGGTCAGTCTCTTGATAATCTTGAAAAAGTAATTAAGAAGAATAGGGAAGTGACTGTTGAAAAACCTTCTGCTTAGTAGTACTTTGGTTCTCTCTTTAAGTGGGTGTTTAGGTGGTGGGTTGATGCCCTCTGGTGTAAACCCCTCTCTAGGGTGCAGTCCAATAACAGGATGTACATCTAAAGATTACTATATTCCCGGCCGTGGAGTATGGGCTCCTAAAAATAATGGAATAACAAAATCTACTATGGGTGCTGTTGCTGGTGCTGGTGTTGGTGCAATGATGGGAGCTGGAAAAGGCCCTATCACCGCAGCAGCTTATTCTGTTGCTGGTCTTGTTTTAGGACATCAAGTTGGATCACACTTTGATAAGGTAGATCAAATACACGCTACATTACTATTGAAACAAACCCTAAGTAGTAATAGTGATGGGCAGATGTCTAACTGGACAAATAAACAAAAAGGGTTTAGTGTAACACAAGGCCCTGTTGCAACAAAAGGTAATTGTAGAGAGTTTATATCTAATGTTGCCGTTGGAAAAGAATTTAAAAAATTGAGAGGTACTGCTTGTTTAGAAAATAAAGTTTGGGTTATGAAAAATGTTTATTAAAATAACCCTTGACAAATCTTCTTTACTGTAGTATATTTATAATATGACAATGCATCTATTACCAGTTTATTTTAGTACAACCAGTACACGTAAACGCAAAAAATCTAAGAAATCAAAATCTCTATTAAAAGCAGAGATTATTCACCAGAAGTTTCTTAAAAAAACTATTCGGGGTGTAGCGCAGTCTGGTAGCGCATTCGCTTTGGGAGCGAAGGGTCAGAGGTTCGAATCCTTTCACCCCGACCAACCCAATCTAGCACCACTTTCTAATGATATTCCTGTAGGAATAGCAAAGAAGAAAGAAGTGATGGATCACAATTTCACAATCGCACCAGCTTATAACAAGGGTGCATATCAAGTAATCAGTAAAAACAGTATAAAGGATATTGGAAGATGATTTTAGGTTTAACTATTTTAGGTGTAATCGCAACTGCTAACTTTGCAGTTGGTTTGATTAAGTGGGTACTTTAAATGAGAGTAGAAGTTAGAGGTAATAATGTTGATAAAGCATTAAGAATTTTAAAGAAAAAACTTCAACAAGATGGCTTCTTTAATGAATTACGAGAACGCGAAGCTCACATGACTAAAGGTGAAAAGGGTAGGAGATCAAAAGCTGCTGCTATTCGGAGAGAATTAAAATCTCAACAAAAACGTATGGAAGAACTTGGTTATTAATGACATATGAAATTAAAGATAATTTTCTATCAGAAGTAGAGTTTGCAAAATTAGAAAAAGTAATTATGGGCCCAGACTTTAATTGGAACTATAGTTACAATGTTTCTGTTGGTAGTGATTCTGAGAATGACATATATTTTATACATCTTTTTTACATGGGTATGGTTGAAGAAGCAAAGTATGATCTTGAAGGTAAACCAATACCACCAGAAAAAAGTCCTTTCTATAAGTTTATAGAACCACTTCTAGAAAAACTTCCTGACTTTCAAACTTTGATAAGAGCAAAAGCAAATCTTTACGTTGGAAGAGATAAATTAATTCATCATAAAGATCATGTAGATATGGAGTTTTCACATAAAGGAGCTATACTATATATGAATGATAATGATGGATTTACTGTATTAGAAGATGGTATAGAGATTGAAAGTAAAGCAAATAGAGTATTACTTTTTGATCCAAGTAAGCCGCATCATAGTACTTCCTGTACTAATAATAAACGCCGTGTAAATATCAACATCAACTACCTATAGAGGATAAGATGGCTAAAAAGAAAATTACTTCAGTTACAGATAATAGTAAGTGGGTTGCTCCTAAAACTAGGAAGAAACGTAAACCTATGTCTGATGAACAGAAGGTTGCAGCTGCAGAACGTCTTGCACTTGCAAGAGAAAAACGTGCTGAGTTAAACCCTACTTATGGTAAAAGTAATATTCATGTGTCTTTACATGACTTACCAAAAGATCACAATCTACATCCCGATAAAGTTAAGTTGTGGATGAAAACACAGAAAGAACTTGCAGCTGCAGAACGTGCTAATGTTAAGAAAGAATTTAAAGGTTCTATTGCCAGACTTGCAAGCCATGAGGGTTATGTTAGACAAATACAAAGTTACCTTAAACATGGTGATTGGGTGAGTAACTTTTATGGTGAATACCAAGATAAGAAAATTAAATGGAAGAATGTAGCACTTGCTTATTATTTTGAGGGGCCTAAGAAGGGTCAACCAAAACGTGATGTTGGTACATTTTATCCAGACTTGGGTTTAGTATGGGAAAGTGGTATGGTAGAATGAACGAAGAAAAACCTTCAGCTGAAATCATAAAGGGCCCTTGGAAAAAAACAATCAATACTCCAACAGAAGACCAACTTATGAAAGCAGAGCAACTTGCATTTTGTGATGAAATTTCTCACAGTTGTTTGATGGCTGTTATAACAATATTAGTTGAAAATGGTATAGATGCTACTGAGAAATCTTTTATTAAAGATATTACTTTTATAACAGAAGCAATTACAGCATTAATATTAAAATCAAATGATATGCACCACCCTTTACAAGTAATAATGGATATGACTACTGCTTTAGAAATAGACCCAGACAATACTCCACATTGTGAAATGGATTATCACACTGTTGATGATATGGTTGCAAGTTATAATTCCGTGATGGAGCCACCTGATGATATTGGTTGATATGAATCAAATTTCTCTTGCAAGTATTATGATGCATATGCATATACAGAAAGAGTCAGATATTGATGAGAACATGGTAAGACATATGATTCTCAGTTCACTAAAAATGTATCGTTCAAGATTTGTGTCTGAGTTTGGTGAGCTTGTTTTGTGCTATGACTCAAGACATTATTGGAGGCGTGATTATTTTCCAGAATACAAACACAGTCGTAAAAAAGGTAGAGAAAAAGATGCTAAAAATTGGGATAGTATATTTAGTTGTCTTAACAAAATCAAAGAAGAGATAAAGAACAATATGCCATACAAGTTCTTAGAAGTGTATGGTGCTGAAGCTGATGATATTATTGCTGTTCTTTGTTCAGAATCTTCTGATGAAGTTATGATACTTTCTGGTGATAAAGATTTCATTCAGTTACAGAAATATCCAAATGTTAAACAGTACAGCCCTATCACCAAGAAAATGATAAATGGTTTTAATCCAGATGACTATCTAAAAGAACACGTATTAAAGGGTGATACAAGTGATGGTGTTCCTAATGTTCTTTCACCAGACAATTCTTTTGTAGATGGTATTCGACAGAAACCACTAAGTAAGAAGAAAATAGCTGCAATGGTAGATGGAAACTTTCCTAATGATGAAGTTAAAAGAAACTATCAAAGGAATAAAACTTTGATTGATTTGGGATGTGTTCCAGAAGAACTACGGTCAGAGATACTGCATATATATAAAGAGGCACCAGAGAACAGTCGCAGTAAAATACTAAATTATTTTATAAAACAAAGACTAAAAACACTTACAGAATCCATAGGAGAATTTTAATAATGGAATTGTTAATATCAGAAATCTTAGACAAGGTTTCAAAAATCAAATCAAAGAAAGAAAAGGTAAACTTTCTACAAAAGAATAATAGTGATTCGCTTCGCATGGTAATTAAGTCTGCTTTTGATCCTAAGATTAAGTGGTTATTACCAGAGGGCGATGTTCCATATGCACGTAATGATGCTCCAGAAGGAACAGAACATTCTGTTCTTGCATATGAGTCTCGTAAACTATACCATTTCCTTGAGGGTGGTAATGCTAGTATTACTCAGAACAAACGTGAATTAATGTTTGTACAGATGCTTGAAGGTTTGCATGAGAGTGAAGCAGATGTTCTATGTGCAGCCAAAGACAAGGTATTACATCAGAAATATAAAGGTCTATCAGAACCAGTTGTGAAGGAAGCTTTTGGTTGGAATGATGAATATATGAAGATGGATGGCCCTGATCCCAGACAAGGCCGATAAATTAATTTAATCTTTTTTTGAGTTTTGTTTAATATCAATGACTTACTGTGTACGATTTCTATTGACAAATGTTATTCTATGTGTTACTATTAGTAATAATCAAGAGAGGGATTCTTCTCTTGGAAACGAAACAAAGAAAGAGATTATATTATGACTACTGAAATTAGAAAAACTTTTAAGACTGTTGAAGCTGGTATAGAAAATATGCTTGCTGCAGCAGTTGCTGACTATGTTGGTTGGGCAAATAAATTGGGTGGAAAATCTGAAATTCGCCTTAAAATGGATGAAGATTTCAAGAATAGTTTCACTGTTAAGAACGGTTCTAAGTACATTAAGATTTCTAATGAAAGCGGTGGCACTTGGGGTTTTGTTGTCAACACTGACAATGACAAAAAATTCAAAAAAGGTGACTTATTAAAAGCTGCTGGTTATAGTGCGCCTGCACGTAACGCTGCTCGTGGAAACGTCCTTAAAGGTGGTTTTGCCATCCAGTGGACTGGCCCTTTGTATTTGGTATAGGAGAATATTGATATGAGTGGAATGAAAGATTTGTCAATGGATTTAGAAGATATGGTTGTTTTTGCATTAGAGAACGGTGCAAAAACAGTTGAAGATGTTATTTCTTATTGCAGAGCAGAATTTGTTTTTGTTGATGAAGAATATGTTTCTAAATTATATATTGAATTTTGTGGAGAATAATTATGAATTTTAATAAAAAAATTGTTGGTGATATTATTGGTGAATTAATCATATTTGGTATGGTTATTGTAGCATTTATAATGTTCGTATGAATGAAGTTTTTGTAGAGGGTTCTTACAAATCTCGGCGTATTCTTGCCGAGAATGTAGTTAATTTCTGCATTAAAGAATTGATGCCTCGTATGAAAACCCTATGCATAGAAGTTTCTCTTATCAGCTTGAAAGGTCAAGATGCTGTTGGATGGTTTGTAGAGGGTAATAACAATAGAGAATATCACCTAGAGATTGAAAAATCTTTGACTGAAGATGAATTTATAGAAACTTTAGCTCATGAGATGGTTCATGTATATCAGGGATCAACTCTCAGAATAAAAGACAAAAAAAGTAAAAGATTTTGGAAATGTAAGGATGGTAAATATCGTAACTACAATGATGTTGACTATGCCAAACAACCTTGGGAAGTTGAAGCATATAGAATGGAAGGCCCTTTGTTGAAAAAATATAAAGAAATAAATTGTGGAGATACATCTTGATTAATGAAATATTATTAGGTGGACTTATGTTGATTAGTCCTGTAAATGCTGAAGAACCTATACCTATATTTGATGAACATTCAGTTGAATGTCTTGCGTTGAATATGTATCATGAAGCAAGAGGGCAGGGTACTGCTGGTTTGTTAGCAGTATCTTCAGTTGTTATGAATAGGGTTGCAGATGAAAGATTCCCTAATACTATATGTGGAGTGATCAAACAAGCACAAACCCGCCCATCTTGGAAAAATAAAAACAAGATGATTCCAATTCGTGATAAGTGCCAATTTTCATGGTTCTGTGATGGCAAGAGTGATGTTCCTACTGATAAAGAAACTTACAAAAGACTATTGACAATAGCCAAAACATTGTTGTATAATGATGTTATAATTCCAGATATTACAGATGGTGCTCTATTCTATCACGCTGACTATGTGAAACCAGCTTGGAGTAAAACTAAAACTAAGACTGTAGAAGTACAGGATCATATTTTTTACAAGTGGGACAAATGAGTAACTTTAGATTTATAGAATATGATGTAGATGTTCGTGATATTCTAGCAGATATTAAAGATGAAGATTGGGGTGTTGCTGGAAGCTTAAAGGGAGCCTCTGGTGATACTGCACCATATGGTTTTCTTCCTCTTACTATGGCACTTGTAAAAAATGCTGATGACGATCCTAAGAAAACAGAGATGCAAACAAATACACCTATGTTTAAAACCTATAAAGGAATTAGAAGGTGGTTAAAATATTGGAAACTCCATCGACATTCACGGGCAGCATTCTTTAAGTTGCGGCCAGGAGAATCACTAGGAAGGCATATTGATGAAGGTGATTATTATCTAACAAGAGATAGATATCATTTATCATTACAGGGAACTTATCTATACACTGTTGGAGATGAAGTTCACCAAATAAATCCAGGCACTTTCTTCTGGTTTGATAATAAGAAAGTTCACGAATCATATAACAATAGCGATGTCGATAGATTGACATTCGTTTTCGATGTACCAAAAGGAAAAAATAACCCATGACGTTTGATGAATACCAAGAGTTTGCACGATCAACAGCAATATATCCAGATGAGTGTAAAATTACATATCCAACATTAGGATTGTGTGGTGAAGCTGGTGAGGTTGCAGAAAAAGTAAAGAAGAACATTAGAGATGGTAAGTCTCTTGATGGTGTAGGTTTAGAGTTAGGTGATGTACTCTGGTACATCTCAGCACTCGCTGATGACCTTGGTGTGACGCTTGAAGAGGTTGCACAGGCAAATGTAGACAAACTAAAGTCTAGAATGGAACGTGGTAAGATTAGTGGTAGTGGCGATCACCGATGACAAGTGATATAATATCACTCACTGATTTAATAGAATCTAAGCTTAAAAAAGAACAAGAGATAGATTACTATAAAGAAACACTTCTACAATTACAAAAAAAGATTGGTGTTCTCAGTAAAGAAGTATCTATAACAAGTTTAATTATTGACATGATTGAGCAAGAAAGGGTATTGACTTTAAGTGATAAAAGGAGTAGTATTATAAAACTAGAAGAGAAGGTTAAAAAATGAAACTACCAAAAAATATTAACGATTGGGAAACCACAGAAGAATGGGAAAACATTTGGGTTTCCCAAAGAAGATATGAAAATATCTATAATGAAGCAGTAGATTGTGCTAATGATGGAGATGTGAAAGGGTTTATCAAAACAATGACCTCTCTTGCTGATGTTGAAGAAATTGATGAGAATGATTTGTATGCTTTACCCCAAGACCCAAAACATGAGATTGTTGCTAAAGCACAAATGCAACTTGGAAATTTTTTTCTTTTTGGAGCTAAAGCATCTGAAGACGGTAAAGTTATTAAAACTAAAAAAGACTTAAATAAAGCCGTTCATTACATTAAGAGTTCTGCTAAGAATGGTAATGTAGATGCTCAACAAAATCTTGCTACAATGTATGAAGATGGGATTGGCCCAGATGGTAAATCTTTACCCAACATAAAACAAGATTATAAAAAAGCATTAAAATGGTACTCTTATGCTGCAAAACAAGGTTCTGCACTTGCAAAGAAAGATGGTTTAAAAGTGTATAACAGGATTAGAGGTTAAAAAATGAAACATATTGAAATATCGTTAATGAGAGAAAATGAATTATCTATTGATGGCCAAAGCAAACCAGATGGAAATATAGAAATTCGTGAATTTGAAGATGGTGAGTGGATGGGTGGCGGTTATGCTACCTATGATAATCTCGTAGAGAAAGTGAAAGAGGCGTTAGAAGAATGAACATTTTTTTCCTTGATAAAGACCCTGTAATTGCAGCACAGATGATGTGTAACAAACACGTTGTCAAGATGATATTAGAAAGCGCTCAAATGCTTTCAACTGCTCATCGTGTTTGTGATGGTGATACATATGCAGATGAAGTAGGTTTGTACAAGTTGGCTCATAAGAACCATCCTAGTACGAAATGGGTTCGTAGTAATCCTTTTCATTATCTGTGGTTATATCATCATATGGTTGGTCTTATGAATGAGTATACGCATAGATACGGTAAAGTTCATGCTACAGAAAGACTTAAATCTGGCCTTGAACCAGTTCCTAAACAGATGCTATTAGAAACTTTTACTGATTTTATTGATCCACCTCAGTGTATGCCTGAGGAATGTAAAAAAGATGATACTGTGTTTGCATATCAAACTTACTATATAGTAGAGAAGTCTAAAATTGCAAAGTGGGTTAAACGTGAAATACCAAAATGGTTTATAGGGGGGTCTGATGGTAAGAGAGAGTCGGTCAAATTGGGTGCTTAGAAGTATGAAAGAATCTAGAGAAATATCACCAGAAGAACGCTATACTACATTTGTTCCAAATTTAAATGAAAAAAGTTATAAGTCGTTATTATATTCATTTGGTGAAGATGAGATTATAAAATTATCAAAAGAAAATAAAACTCTTTGCTACAATATAAAAGAATTACAGAAACAGCTGCAAAACGCATATATACGTATCAAGGAATTAACCAACGATACAAAACAAATGGAACTTTTTTGATGCCAACTTATAAATTTCATGATAAAAAAACAGGTGAAGAGTGGGATGAGTTTCTCACTATGAGTGAACGAGAGGAGTTTCTTGCAGATAACAAACATATCAGGCAAGTACCTGTGCCGTTTGCTTATACAGGAGATCATATCATGGGCGTAGGGCCTAAGACTGATGCTGGATTTGAAGACCGAATGGGACAAATTGCAAATGCTCATCCTGGCAGCCCTCTTGCATCTAGGTATAAGAGTAATGAAACTCATGCACAGATTAACGCAAGGAATGTAGTAGAAAAACATAAGAAGAAAAGGCCAATAGTTTCTTGATTTAATTTCATTTTCTTAACTACATTTTAACCCCTTGTATGGTATACTAATAGAATAGGAAATCATACAAGGAAGATAAATGAAAAAGAAACCAGTTATATTGGTAGATGTTAAGATAAAAATACCATCTTGGTATTGCTTAAAATATGAAAAGTCTCATAAAAAAGTAGAACCAGATATTAAATTAGTTAATGAAATTAAAATAGATATGACAATATGACGTATAAGTAATATGGTACAGGCGAGAAATACCAAACTTCAGCACCGATGCACAGCATTGACGCAAGCTGGGAAGTCCCTCCGCCTATGTGCCAGAGGGGGAGTCATTTCACAAACTCCCCCTCACCTTAATTTTTATGAAAGAAAAGTATAATGACTACAAAGAAAAATAAAGAGATTAGCAATAGTAATTTAGTTGCAGTAAAACCAATTACTGACAGTCAAAAAGATGTTTTTGCTTCTTGGAAAAAAGATAAGAATCAATTTCTTTTTGGTTGTGCTGGAACAGGAAAGACTTTTGTTTCTTTATATTTAGCACTACAATCAGCATTAGATTTAAAGAGTAAACATGATAAAGTAGTTATTGTTCGTTCTTTAATTCCTACAAGAGAGATTGGATTTTTGCCAGGCGATGAGGAAGATAAAGCTGCACTCTATCAAGTACCATATCAAAACATGGTGCAGTTTATGTTTGAGCAACCTAATGAACAATCTTTCAATAACCTTTATGACCGCCTCAAAAGTCAGGGTACACTTTACTTTCTATCAACTTCTTTTCTTAGAGGTTTAACATTTGATAACACTATTGTTATAGTTGATGAATGTCAAAATATGAACTTCCATGAGCTGGATACTATTATTACGAGGATAGGCCAAGATTCTAAAATTATCTTCTGTGGTGATTTTGATCAAACTGATTTACAGAGGACAAATGAGATAAATGGCTTACATAACTTCTTACGTATTTTAGAAGAAATGGATGAGTTTAATTGTACAGAATTTACGATTGGTGATATAGTACGATCTGGTTTTATACGTAGCTATTTGATTAATAAAATCAAACTTGGTATTGGTATGGATTAATGAAGTACACACAACGCCAATGGGATAGAGAAGTGGGTTGGGGATTAGTTCCACATGAATACAAATACAATTGTCCTAAGTGTGAAGATACTGGCGTAATACCTTTTCTTAAATTAACTCCAGAAAATAAAAAATCTAAACTAATAAAATGTGATGAATGTGTAGAAAACTAAATACTACTGATTTACAAGGGAGAACTTTATATGCCAGCACGTAAGCACACTCAGTGGTTATCACAACCAACTATCGAATATGTAGATAGTCGTATTTACAGCGATTGGGATATCTTTCATGAAGAACAAGAGAAAATCTTTTCTAAATGTTGGATGCCATTATGTCATGAATCAGAACTAGAAAATCATTTAGATTTCAGAACAGCTACTATTGCTGGTTCTAAAGTAGCAATGATTCGTGACAAAGAAAGAGTTGTTGCGTTTCAACATAACTTTCAATCTTTACCAGTGAGTGGTAACTTAGAAGCTGACGGTGGTTACGATCACTGGAACTGCCCAGAACTACATTGTGAAGTTAAGTTTGGTGGTATGGTTTGGGTTACAATTAATCCAGAACCTTCTCAGGATGTAGAAGGTTGGGCTGCTGGTGCGTTTGATTGTATTCGCCCAGCACTTGACACAGAACCATTAGAAGTATTCCATTATCACAAAGCAGTTATTGGTAGTAACTATAAATTATGGCATGATACAAACAGTGAATTTTATCACGATTATATGCATTACTTCAATCGTACAACAGGATTTAATGATGAATACTTTGCTCGTAAGTGTACAGGGTTTGATAATGGTCACGTTAATGTAGGAAGTTTTGAAGTACAATATACAGCAATGGAGAATGGTAAAGATCGTGGAGAATTAAGTTTTCCTTCTTTACCACCCAATCAGTGGTATATGATTGATTTATTTCCCGGCATGAACTTCAATTTACGTGGTAGTGCATTGCGTACAGACGTTGTAACTCCACTAGGCCCAGATAAAGTAATGATAGAGTTTCGTGGATTTGGTCTTAAAAAAGATACTCC